TTTTTGGGATAAGGTCAACGAGTTGACGCGTGGAATAGCGAATGGCGCGAGCCAGGTTGTCTACAAAATGATATGTGCCTGTGTCGCCTTGCTTTTCACGCGCCAGAATGGCTCGACCCGAACGCTCGTTAGACGTGGCGCCTAGGCTGGAGTCATATTGACCCGTTGTCGATTTAATGTCATCCGACGCGCCCATTTTGGCTTGTATCAAGCCGGTTTGGGCGAGCGGAGGCGGCGCGCGCTGCGGTAGCGGCAACGTGTTACCGGCGCCATCCGTTACGTCGGGATTGACCTCCAAATACGGCCAGTTGGTCGTATTAGCAGTCTTCCACTGCTGCTCGTAACCCTCGAACTGACCGCCGTAACCAATGAACGGAGCCTTGGGCGCAAGGGCAAGCATTTCTGCTTCCTGCGACACCCAGTAGTTGTACATACGCTGGGCGTCCTTGGCGTTACGCACAAGGCCAGAGATGTACACCTGCCCGTCAACTTCAAACTCGTTACCAATGACGCGAATGACGGGGATAAACCGCCCCGCCCAATCGCGCTCCTCGAGCACTTCATAACCGTTTGTCTTCATCCACTTAACTTTGCGGACATCAACTTCACGGGTGCGGATCGGCTCCATGCCGACCATTTCAAACTGCTTTGCTTCCGGCGAGCCTTCAAAGGCCGTCTGGTTGCCGGGATACAGGTTCAGCGTCTGCTTTTCATGCTGAACGTAGAAGTATTCAGCAATGCGGACGGTGTTCTCGTCAATCCACTGGGAAATGGACGAATCGCCCACGCCCTGCGCCATAATCGAGGAAATCGGCTGCGCGTCGGGGAACATCCGTTCGTATTCTTCGCGCGGGATGTCCTCGGTAATGAAACACCACTCGGCATCCTCACCGCACGGGTCTTGGATGGTGGGGTCCATGTAGACGCTAAACGAGTTACGGATGCGGGCGATACGCACGTCTTGGTCAAACGTGTTGTCGTCGCAATACTCGGTAAGCAGGCGGAAATACCCTTCGCCATACGTCACTTGGTTTTCGCAAGCCGTGTCGTAGGCTACGTCGGCGTTCGAGATGTACTCAATGTGCCGCACCATGCCGTCGAAGATTTCGCCCACTTCAACGTCGGCGGCGTCGTCGACCGGAATAACTTTACCCGCAGGGCGGTTCTGGCGCTGATCGTTAGTCACCTGCCGGACGTGCTGCGGGAGCTTGTTAATCGTGAGGCACGGGCGCGCATTAATCGTCTGACCCTGCACTGAGCCACGAGTGGCAAGCACGTCCGCCGGCCATTGCCACTGATTGTCGGGAGAACCTGCCATAAAGCGCAGGTCGTCCAGTTCGTCTTCTCGACTGTCCGAATATGCCCCCAAGGCCATCGTCAAACGGTGACGAGCCTGCGCCAGAATATCGGCAGGGTCTTTGCCCCCACGCCTAGTGGGCGTGTTAGCAACCTTTGCCGCGCCTGCTATGCCTGTGGGGTCTTTTGCCATGACTTACTTGGACAGTTTACGCGCGATTTCGCGCACGTTCAGTTTTGCGGGGATCGTGCCGTGCAAATCCTTGTGATTCGTCGGCTTGTTACGGTCACCCATGCCGCCGTTGCTGACCTTCGGCTCGCGGGCATTTAGTTTCTTGATCGGGTCAATCGTCTTCATTTGCGTTTACCTTTTTTTGCTGCTGCCTTTCGCTTTACGCTGTACGCGATTGCGACTGCCTGTTTGACCGGCTTGCCGGCCTTTACTTCCGCTCCGACGTTTTTTCGGAACGCTGACTTGCTCGATGACTTCACCAGAGGCATTACTTACGTCCTCGCTTTTTGGCAGTCCGAGCAGAAGCACGAAACGCTTTAGCCGTAGGAGCGCCCTTTGAACCAGGTTTACGCATTTTCTCGCCGCTTCCCGCAGCAATTCGTGCGCGCTTTGCATGGATATTGTCATATAGCCCTTTCTTGTGACTCATTTGCACTTCCACCGCCGCAGGGACGCCTTAGCGCGCTCTGCCGGCCCTTTTGCTTTACGCACAACCCCAGACATACGCGCACAGAAGGACTTTTTCCTTCCGGCGTCGGCTTTCGTCTTAGGGCTAGGCGCAGGTGCCTTGAGTTTCGATCCGGTCGCGCGATTGTATTTAGCGCGTCCCTTAGCGGTGAGTCCGGCTCCCGATTTCGTCGAGAGCTTCTCTCCGCGCTTGACCGACAGTGACACAGACTTTGCCATTACGACCCCATCCACGAAGTAAGCACGCCAGACTGTGTGTACGGTCGGCGCACTTCCGCTTGCCTATATTCGCGCGAGGCCACAGGAAATGCAAATGTGATAGCGATAGCGTCGGCAGCGTCGGGCGAGGCCAGCCCTCGGGCTTTCATTTCTTTCTTGCCTTCAAGCTGCACGGCACCCATCGAGTCGAACTTGTAGTGCGGTCCGCAGAGGTCGGACTTCAGCACCCGGTCTTGCGGGAGGCTGGCATCCTTGAGCCATTCGCGCATCGCGCCCCAGAGTTCAGCGCGCTTGTTTTTCCACATGATGGGGTTCTTGGCTTTCCAGCCGAAGTTCACCCCACGGACTTCCTTGTATCGCTGTTCTTTCAGCCGGTCCAGGATGCCGTAGCCCAAGCCACCTTCGTCGATTACGGCCAGCACCGGGCGGTACTTCTCGATGTTTTCGATGACGCGCCCGACGACTTCCATCGTGTCTTCGCCTTTATAACGGTGGATCGCAACGATGTCGCGGCCTTGGCGGACGGCGATTACGGTAGAGTCCGCACCACCACGGGCGGGGTCGATTCCAATAACGACAGGAGCAGTTTCATCTTTATATCGCGGGCGAACCATCGCGGAGTCCACAACAGTAGGCGATATGAACTGCTCATCACCATCCGACGGAAATTCGCCATAAACCTCTACCTTGGCTTGGACGGAATCGGGGCCGTATTCGTCGATAATCTGCTCGTAGACCGCCTTATCGGTGTCTTCGACCGAGCGGGCGTCGATGTTCTGGGTGCGCCAAAAAGCACGTTTCCCGTGGAACGTCTCAAAGAAGTACCCTTCGTTACGGCGGGGGTTACTGAACGCAAACCAGAAGCGGTTTGGCGTGTTTTCGGTAAAGAAGCCGGCGGTCACTGACCAGATGGGGTCGGGGATACCGGAGGCTTCGTCGAAGATCACCATTACGCCGTCGTGGTTGTGGACACCGGCATACGAGTCGGGGTTCTCTTCCGACCACAGGCGACCCTCAACCGACCAGTAGCGGGTACCTTTCTTGAGGTCACGCTCGACGAGTTCTGCCAGCCATTTAGCCGGCATGACGCGGGTAGCCGAGATTTCAAACCAATGGGAGTTCATCAGAAGGGCAGCCCACTTGGTGATTTCTGCCCACGTCACCGAGCGTAGCTGGGCTTCCGAGTTAGCCGAGACGATGGTTGTCGAACCTATGCGGGTCGAGAGCATCCAGAGGATTAGCCACGACACCAGCGCGGACTTACCAATACCGCGACCCGAGGAGGTCGCCATACGCATCACTTCGTAGGCAGTAGCCTGTTTATTCGCAGCAATATGTTCTGCGATGTCCCGAAGTATTTTGCGTTGCCATTTGCGGGGGCCGTGGAAGTGCTCGAGGGGCGTACCTTTCTGTCCCCACGGAAAGGCGAACATTACGAACGCCTCGGGGTCGTCTTTGACCTTAGGCGCCCATAGCTTTGCCATGAGCAGTTGTTCGTCTTCGGGACTATAGATCGGCAGTTGCATTATTTGCGCGTTTTGCTTTGATAGTCTTTAGTTTCTTGCGCCATAATTTCATGCAACCGAGCCTCTGCATCTTCGGCTTCGGAAAGGGTTTTATATGCCGGAAACTGTATGCCCGAACGCATGGCGAAACGCATGGCATCGGGGATGTCTCGAATGGCACCGCCCCAATACGTCGGGATTAAACGGTACTGATTGTTGTCTGGCCCAACGATTGCTCCATAAAATGTGGTGAGCGATCCGTCTGGGTTTTGCAAATACGTTTTGCCTTGCAGGTTGCGGCGATGGTAATTCAACGCGGCAGTTTCAGCAGGGGTTGGGATGTACTCAGCGTTCTGCGGCATGGACGTTCTCTAGGGTTAGGCGTTCGCCGCTAATCGTACTACCAGAGGATACGGCAGGCGAGGTCAGTGCAGGTTGTTCAGCGTCATATACTCGGCCAGTGAGGACGCGAGACTCCGCTTCCTGCAAAGCCGCAACGATGCTGATTTGCGACTTAACATCCACCTGCACTTGAGTCTTGGCAACCCATCCGTGAAGGTGTTTAAGCAACTCAAGGGCG